GTCTTTGAACAAGACATAAATGTTACAATAGGTGAGTGTAGAAGATTATTTGATGATTGGGATAAACTACCTGAAGAAGTACAACTAATTACAGCTAACATGATGTTTAATATGGGTAGACCTAGATTATCACAATTTAAAAAAATGATACAAGCTATTAGAGATGGCGATTGGATTGAAGCTGGAAATCAAATGCAGGATTCGAGATGGTACAAACAAGTAACAAATCGAGCAGACAGACTTATATCTCGAATGAAAGCAGTCGGCTTGAGTTAATAAAACAAAGACAAAGAAAAAGACATATTAAAAATTTAATAGAGTTTTTCAAACCTAAAGAGAGAGAGTTTATAAAACATGGCTAGACAATTATCAGATAGACAGAAAAAATTTCTTGATGCACTTTTTACTACAGCGAAGGGAAATATCAAAGATGCTAAAATTATAGCTGGGTATTCGCCTAATACAAGCAATCAAGAAATTATTAAAGCTATAAAAGATGAAGTGCTTGAAGCTACTCAAATGTACATGGCTAGTAATGCACCTAAAGCTGCATTTGCTATGGCTAATGGATTAGATGACCCAACTGAGTTAGGTTTTCGAGATAAGATGACTGCAGCAAAAGAACTGCTTGATAGAAGTGGTTTAGTTAAAACTGAAAAAATGCAAGTTGAATCAACAGGTGGAGTTATGCTTATGCCTGTAAAACAAACTGAGGAGGAGTAAAGTGGCAATACTAAGTAAACTTGCTAGAAAATTAGCGAGTAGAGCAAAGAAAAAAGGACCCCCTAAAACTAATGCACAAAAAATTGATGCTATGACAAGTAAATTAAAAAAGTTAGAAGGTCAAAAAACAAGACGTAAAGAAGCTGCAGAAAGAAATAAGAGAGAAAAAGAACAAAAATTAGCTAGAGAAAAAGCCTTTGCTAAATATCAAAAGAAAAAACAAAATACTAAAAGCATTTTTAAAAAGCAAGGTCCCGGACAAGCACAAACACAAAAAGCTGTTGAGGGTCAAAGAAGATATAAAGTTGGACAGGCAAAAGGTTTTGCTACAGGTGTAGGTGCAACTATCTTAACAGCAGGTGCTGCAACAGCTTTGTATAAAAAAGATGCATTGTTTGCAAGTAAATTACAAAAAGCTAATAAGGAAGGTAAATCAACTATTAAATACAAAGGTGATATGTACAAAGTTCCTAAAAACTTACCTGCCCTTCCAATTCCAAAACCTAAAACTACACCAAGTAAATTTAAAAAGGGTACAAGAATTAGTTATGCTGAAAGATTTAAAGAAATAGAGCAAGAAAAAAAGAAAAAATAAATGACTAAAAGAACAACAGGTGAGTGGGTATTACCACAACCTCTTGATATAAAAGATAAGAATGAATGGATTGCAATACCTAGAATTGCTAGAACAATTCCATTTGGTTATAGTGTTGACCCTGACAACGAGCATATACTTAGACCTATACCTCGTGAGTTAGACGCACTTGAAAAAGCTAAACAACATCTTAAACAGTATTCATATAGAGAAGTATCTAATTGGCTAAGTAATTTTACAGGAAGATATATATCTCATATAGGATTAATGAAAAGAGTAAGACGTGAGCGACAACGTAAGAACAAAGCTAGAACTCTCCGTATCTGGTCAGAATATGCAGAAAAGGCGATACAAGCGGCAAAACAAATTGAAGAAGAAAGAAGTGGTGCAAGAGCCTAAACAGCCTGTTGTATCACTTGATGAAGTAGAACAAGTACCTGAAGAAGAATTAAATGTAGCCTTTAAACCAAATGAAGGTCCTCAAACAGATTTCTTAGCAGCAGGAGAAAGAGAAGTATTATATGGTGGTTCAGCAGGTGGTGGCAAATCCTTTGCAATGTTGGCAGACCCACTCAGATACATGGGTCATTCAGCCTTTAGTGGGTTGCTCCTTCGACACACGACAGAAGAATTACGAGAACTCATATTTAAATCGCAGGAACTCTATCCGAAAGTATGGAAAGGCATCAAATGGTCAGAAAGAAAGATGCAATGGGTAGCACCATCAGGTGCTAGATTATGGATGTCATATCTTGATAGAGATGATGATGTTATGCGTTATCAAGGTTTAGCATTTAGTTGGATAGGTTTTGATGAATTAACACAGTGGGCTACACCTTTTGCTTGGAACTATATGCGTTCACGTTTACGTTCTACAGCATCTGACCTACCAATATTTATGAGAGCCACAACTAACCCCGGAGGTGTAGGACATCACTGGGTAAAGAAAATGTTTATTGACCCTGCTCCATACGGAAAGGCATTTGATGCAACAGATATTGAAACAGGAGAAATCCTCAAGTATCCTGCAGGACACCCAAAGTCTGGGAAATCTTTATTCAAGAGGAGATTTATTCCTGCAAGATTATCTGACAATCCATACCTCTCAGAGAGTGGAGACTACGAAGCAATGCTACTTTCCCTTCCTGAACAACAAAGACGACAGTTACTTGAAGGGGATTGGGATATTAAAGAAGGTGCAGCATTTACTGAGTTTGACAGGACTGTACACGTTATTGACCCATATTCTATCCCTAACAATTGGGTTAAGTTTCGTGCTTGTGACTATGGTTATGGTAGTTATTCAGGAGTTATTTGGTTTGCTGTTTCACCTGCTGAACAGCTTATTGTATATCGTGAACTCTATGTATCAAAAGTATTGGCGACAGACTTAGCCGATATGATATTAGAAGCTGAAGCAGGAGATGGTAATATTAAGTATGGTGTATTAGACTCAAGTTTGTGGCACAAACGAGGTGATACAGGACCTTCACTTGCAGAGCAAATGATTAGTAGAGGATGTCGATGGAGACCCTCAGATAGAAGTAAAGGCTCAAGAGTTGCAGGTAAAAACGAAGTACATAGAAGATTACAAATAGATGAGTTTACAGATGAACCTAGATTAGTATTTTTTAATACATGTACTAATATAGTTTCTCAATTACCTTCAATACCTTTAGATAAGAAAAATCCTGAAGATGTTGATACAAAAGCAGAAGACCACTTGTATGATGCTTTAAGATATGGTATAATGTCAAGACCTAGATTTAGTATATTTGACTATGACCCACGAGGTAAACCATCAAGTAGTATGCCTGTAGCAGATGCTACATTTGGATATTAAAGGATAAAATATGGCTGAAGAAGATATTATGATTGAAGATGATGCAATCTCACTTGATGACCTTGCAGACTCTAGCAATCCTGAAGACATAAATACAACAGGTATTGTAGACTACGTATATGAAAAATATAATAGAGCCGAAAACTACAGAGAAAATGATGAAGATAGATGGCTAAGAGCCTATCGTAACTACAGAGGATTGTATGGTCCCGATGTACAATTTACGGAAGCTGAGAAGTCTAGAGTATTTGTTAAGACAACTAAAACAAAAACACTTGCAGCCTATGGTCAAATAGTTGATGTATTGTTTGCAGGTAATAAATTTCCTATAAGTGTTGAACCTACAATATTACCTGAAGGTGTATCTGAAAGTGTACATGCAGATTTACAACCTAAACCTATGGGTGCTGAACCAACAAGTCCATATGGATTTGATGGAGATGGAGCAGACTTACCAAAAGGTTTTACAGCTACAGGTATTGAGTTAGGACCTTTAGAAGAAAAACTAGGTAAAGTAGAAGATTTAAAAGAAGGTGCAGGAACAACACCTGCAACAGCTACATTTAGTCCTGCTATGATTGCAGCTAAAAATATGGAAAAGAAAATAATGGACCAGCTTGAAGAGTCAAGTGCTACTAAACATTTAAGAAGCACAGCATTTGAGATGGCTTTATTTGGTACAGGTGTAATGAAAGGACCTTTTGCTGTCGATAAAGAATATCCTAATTGGGGTAGCGATGGTGAGTATGACCCTAAATTTAAAACTGTTCCTGAAGTAACACATGTTTCAGTGTGGAACTTTTATCCTGACCCTGATGCAAACAATATGGATGAAGCACAGTATGTAGTTGAAAGACATAAATTATCTCGTAATCAGTTACGTAATCTAAAGAAGAGACCATACTTTAGACAAAATGTTATTGACTCATGTATTGAAATGGGTGAGACATATACTAAAAAAGATTGGGAAGATGACTTATCTGATTATGCAACAGGCGAAACATACATAGATAGGTTTGAAGTTATTGAGTATTGGGGTACAATGGATACTGAAATGCTCTTAGAAAACGAAGTTGAAATACCTAAAGAGTTACAAAAGTTTGATGAACTACAAGCTAATATATGGATTTGTAATAAAAAACTTATTAGATGTGTATTAAATCCATTTAAACCTGCTAAGATACCTTATATGGCTGTTCCATATGAACTTAATCCATATTCATTTTTTGGTGTTGGTATAGCTGAAAATATGGATGATACACAAACATTAATGAATGGTTTTATGAGAATGGCAGTTGACAATGCTGTATTATCAGGAAACTTATTAATAGAAGTAGATGAAACTAATTTAGTTCCGGGACAAGACTTATCAGTATATCCGGGAAAAATATTTAGAAGACAGGGTGGTGCTCCGGGTCAAGCTATTTTTGGAACTAAGTTTCCAAATGTTGCAGGAGAGAACATGCAATTGTTTGATAAGGCAAGACAACTATCCGATGAATCAACAGGCTTTCCATCGTTTGCACATGGACAAACAGGTGTAATGGGTGCAGGTAGAACTGCATCAGGTATATCTATGTTAATGAATGCAGCAAGTGGTGGCATTAAAAATGTTATTAAGAATGTAGATGATTATTTATTAAAACCTTTAGGTCAAAGTTTATTTAGTTTTAATATGCAATTTGATTTTGACCCAAAGATAAAAGGTGACTTAGAAGTTAGGGCTAGAGGAACTGAAAGTTTAATGGCTAATGAAGTTAGGTCACAAAGACTAATGCAATTTTTAGGTGTCGCAAGTAACCCTGCCCTTGCACCATTTGCTAAGTTCCAATATATTATACGTGAGATTGCTAAGGCTATGGATTTAGACCCTGACAAAGTTACAAATAATATGGAAGAAGCTGCGTTACAAGCTAAGATGCTTCAGGAACAACAAGCTAAACAAAAACCACCTGCAGGAGCAGACCCAAATGACCCAACAGGAGCAGGTGGTGGAACAATTGGAACAGGTATAGCACCAACTCCAAACGAACAAGGATTTACAGGTAATGCACAACCACAACAACAAGCAGGTACTAGCGAACCTCAAACAGCTAGTGGAGAACAAGAAGCTAATAGACAACTTCAATAATTATATTGATGTACTTATAGATAGACAGCATCAAGTTATTGAACAAAGTGAAAATAATATTATGATGTATAGAGCACAGGGTGCAATTGCAACCTTGCGTAGATTAAAGTATCTAAGGGAAGAGGTATTAGGAAATGATAAAAAAACAAATGGAAATGTTTGACGAAGGTGGTTTAGAACAAGATGGTGGTACAGTAGACCCTGTATCAGGCAATGATGTTCCTGTTGGCTCTACTCAAGAAGAAGTTAGGGATGACATACCTGCACAATTAAGTGAAGGAGAGTTTGTATTTCCTGCTGATGTAGTTAGATTTATAGGTTTAAATAATCTTATGGAAATAAGACAACAAGCTAAAGCAGGTTTAAAAAAGATGGAAGCTATGGGTCAGATGGGTAACTCTGACGAAGCTACTATGCCTGATGATATTCCATTTACCTCTGATGACATTACAGTTGAAGATGATGATGGTAATGAAGGTGACTTAGAAATGAATGTAGGTGGTGTTGTTTATCAGCCATCGCAAGTAGGTTCACAATTTAATATTGCACCTCAACAACAACAGCCTGTATTTCAGCCTATGCCAATGCCACAACAACAAACAGGGTATGTGCCTAGCTTTGCAATGCAACCACAACAACCTCAACAGTATACAGGTTTTCAAAGTTTAATACCTATGCCTACACAAAAGTATGAAAATGTATCATACATAAATAAAACGACAGGTGAAACAATGGTTATACCACATGTAGGTGGCAAACCTGTATTTAACCCACCTGAAGGTTTTACTAGAATAAAAGCAGGTGAAGAACCTAAATCTAAAGAAGATACAAAGATAGATGAAACAATAGATACATCTGTGCCAACAGCTACTGTGACACAGCCAAAAGATGACCCTGATAGAATGTTAGTTGGAGATAAATTTTTAACAAAAGAACAAAGAGATAAACTTGAAAATGAAGAAAACATGAATAGAAGTTATGATACTATGGTTAAACAAATTATGGATAATAATCCGGGAATATCTATGGAAAATATAAAAGATAAAATAAAAGGTGGCGAAGGAACTATTAAAATATTTGGAAAAGAAATAAAAGTTCCGGGATTTTTGTTTACAGAACAAGGTATAAATGATGCTGTTGACAGAGCATATACAGGACCAGTTACTGATTCTCCACCTGCATTAAAGCAAGTAGGTGGAAAATTAGTCGTAGGAGATTCAGGTGAAGTTGAAATAAAAGAAGACGAAAAACCAAGAGATACAACTGAAGCAGACAAATATGTTGAATCACTTATTGCTAAAAAACCATCAACTAAATTAATATCGACTCCTGTAAAAAATGTTCAATCACAGGCAAATATTATAGCTAAAGCTAAAGCAGATGCAGAAGCTAAAGCAAAAGAAGAAGCCCAAAAAGCGTTTGCACTTAAAAATTTAATGGATGAACAAGAAGCTAGAAGGGCTGAAGCCGAAGCTAACAGAGCAAAAGCAAAAGAAGAAAAGGCATTTAAAGATTTTAAAGAAAAACAAGAAAAGGTTAGTGGGTACGCACCTGATTTTAAAAAAGGTGGCATAGCATCTAAACCTAAGAAAAAGTCTATGAAGCGTGGTGGACTAGCTTCTAAAAAATAGTCTGCATTGTTGGCTACTTATACCCCCTAGTGGCTACTATAACCCCAACAAGGAGAAAAGAAAATGGCAGAAGCTATTGCACAGGAAGCAACACCTAAAAAAGTTGCATTTATGACTAAACCTAAAAATGTAGAAGAAAGAATAAAGAAAGACGAAAAAGAATTAGAGAAGTTATTAGAAGAGCAAAAAGAAGATGCTAAACAAGATACAGAGTCTAAGACTGAAACTGATGATACTACAGAGCCAGACAGTGCTGAGGAACGTAGTTTTAAAAAGCGTTATGGCGATTTACGAAAACATCAACAACAACAGCAAAAAACTTTTGAAGATAAAATTAAAAATCTTGAAAGACAGCTTAATGAAGCTACTAAGAAAGAAATAAAATTACCTAAGACTGAAGAAGAATTAGAAACGTGGTCAAAAGAATATCCTGATGTTGCTGCGATTGTAGAATCAATAGCAATTAAAAAAGCTAGAGAACAGTCAAAAAATTTAGAAGATAAGATGAAACAATACGAAGATTTACGTGTTGAAGCATCAAAAGAAAAAGCTGAAGCAGAATTATTATCTATACATCCTGACTTTGCTAAGATTAGAGAAAGTGATGAGTTTCATAAATGGGCAGAAGACCAACCTAAATGGGTACAGAATGCCTTGTATGAAAATGATAATGATGCTAAATCAGCTGCAAGAGCAATTGATTTATATAAAGCTGATATGAATATAACAAGTCAAAAGCCTAGCAAAGATGCTGCAAAAGCTGTTAATGCTAAAGGTGAAAGGTCAGAACCTCAAAGTAATGAGAGTAAAAGTTTTATAAAAGAATCAGATGTTCAAGCTATGTCTGCAGAAGAATATGAAAAGAAATCAGACATGATAATGGAAGCAATTCGAGCAGGTAAATTTATATATGATTTATCAGGCTCAGCAAGATAATAGTTGACAAACAATAATTTGTATGTATAACTATTGTATGAAAGTTGTATCTATCCCTATGTAATAGCTACATAGATACAATACTCGCAAGTATAAAGAATATTAGACCTACTCTGTCAAGTAAAAGCCCAATTATATTACGTACAAATGTAATTGCACCTTTGAAAAATAGACCCCTAAATAAACTAAATATTTTGCATTTGTTTATAGTATATAAATAAGGAGAAATACTATGGCGTTTAAAACAGCTGCTGGATATGGTAATCTACCTAATGGTAATTTCTCACCTGTAATATATTCGAAGCAGGTTCAACTAGCATTCAGAAAAAGTTCTGTTGTAGAAAGCATTACTAATTCTGATTACTTTGGTGAAATTGCAGCGATGGGTGATACTGTTAAGATTATCAAAGAACCAGAAATCACAGTCAAGGAATACGC